AGCTGCTTGGTCATTGGCCACTACTATTGCGGCTGTGGTTGTTACTGTGTAGTTTGCGCTAGAGATTGTCATTTCTTAGGTGTCGCATATCCAAAGACTCCGGCAAGGATCGCCCAGAGAACTGCGCGGTAATCAAGTGAGAAGTTACTTGCAGCCCATGCTGCTAAGAACGCACCGGACATAAGGAACATAGGATGTTTCATTGCTTACTCCCTAACATAGGTATTTCAAAAAAAGAACCATCTTTATCGCCCTTAGGCGTAAACGAGATATGAATGTGGCTGATGTGTTGATTGATACCGGAATACTTGCGCCATTTCCAGAAAAGGATAGGCGAGGCGATTCTGCCGTTGAATATGACGTAAGCAATCCGCTTGTCTTTTTTTGCGGCAAGCCTAATCTGATTAGCAAAATAGGCTGCGTTGTTTTTTGGCCCGCCCAAATCAGCGTCGCAGTCGAAGGCTCTAACGACCATAGAAGGTTGCAAAGGATTATGATCTGACTTACTCGCTGCGTGGCGAGTGTCCCCAATCCACCCATCGGAACGGCGATCTCTATCTGGGAAATAGTCATCAATCTGTTCCCTTAGTTGAACGCCAGCTTTGCAAAGATGTGGTTTCACGCTAGAAGCAAAGCCGCTTCATCAGCAGTAATGCCTAAACGCTTGAGTAGTGCAGCCTTAGCGGTTGCCTTCTCTGCATCTGCCGCATCTTTAGCCGCTTGTTCTGCTTCGGCTTTAGCCTTTGCCGCTTCAAATTCAGCAGTTTCAGCATCAGTTAATTCGATAACAGAAGTTTCGCCTGTCTCGCAATTAACCTCTGTGCGTGTTAGTTTTGTCATTATTTTCTCCCTATGAGTTTGCTATGCCGTATAAATAAACTGTCGTATATTGTATAAAATTGTTAATTACTCCAGTTAAAGTAATAGATGTAATAGCCGCTGTGTCTTGCCAGTTTCCTGCTTGAGTTCCAAGATATTGGGTTGTTGCGTTTGTTTCAGCAGCGGTATAAGTTACAACGGGTTTATATAATGTCGCAGTTGTATAATTCGGAATATAAATCTCATCATTGGAAAATACATTAGCAGTGGCGGTAGTTCCTGTGGCGAATAAATATGGTGGCGATGTTGAATCACTTGTGGCTGCTGCGCCATTACCATAAATTCTTGCGTTGGATGAATCCCAACTTGCAGAAGTGCCATTAAATCTTAAATCATAAGTAGTTTGAACTCCAGTTTGAAGTCCCCTACCAGATATTTTGACTAGTAAATCTGTATAAGTGCTTGGGATGCTAGATAAAGTAATAGCAGCAGTTCCACCGCTTCCAACTGTGGTTGAAGTTATTAGTGTATATGTATTAGGCATTATGCAGCCGCAATTCCGTAAAGAGTAACCACAGTTCCAGCGCTCATATTGCCGCTGGCATTTAACTTTATTATGTCAATGGCAGAGTTACTTCTCCATAATGAAGTGACTAAACCAACATAATCAAAAGTGCTATCGGCAACAGAAGTAAGAAAAATTTTGTGAGAACTTGTATTTGCGTAATTTTGGAAATGTGTTATTAAAATTGTTCTGGTCGAGGATGAAGTCGCAACACCCCAGTTGCCGAGGCTGTTGGCTGTTGTGGCTCCCCGATCTGCTGTCGCAGTAGTTTTATCTCCATATAATCTGTTGTATGAATAATTTGTGCCAGTATCTAAACTTCCATTACCAACTTGATAATTTAGATTTATACTACTACTTGGCAATACAGAAGCCACAATTATTAAATCTGTATAAGTGCTTGGGATGCTTGAGAAAGTAACGCCAGTATTTCCAGATGCAAGTGTTGTAGATTGAATAGGAGTATAAGTAGAACCAGCAGCCATATTATTTCACCCCATAAAGTGCGATAGTGCTTCCTGTTGCCCAGTTAAAAGTGCTAAAAACTCTAATAGTTGTTATTGCTTCTGGAGTCTTAAACCAAGAACCCGAAGCAATCCAGATAGCACCTGCTGTATTGTTTTCTTGTCCAAATAAATATTTAACTGTTTTGGCTTTGTTTGTCGAACGATAATCAACAATATCCATAATGCCAGCCTGAACGATAGTATCTCCACCAGCGTAACCAAATTTAATTTCGGTAGCCGATATGTCGGCGCTCGCGCCAGTGGCAGATGCAGCGCCATAAAGGTAATGGTTAGAATAATTGGCAGTCGTATCCCCGTTAAATTGTAAATTCATTGTGCCATTTATTTTGCCAGTTGTGCGAAGTTGTAAATGCGTAAAGCCCGAAGGAATCGAAGTAAAACTAAAGTTATTAGAACCGCTTATGTTTATGGTTGCAATAGACTCAAAAGAATTTGAGGCGGCAGGGGCAGCCCCTTCTCCCAAGAATCCAGCAATAGAGTTACCGATCATTAGGCGATAGCACCAACTACATACCAGACATCTGTTGCGGTCTTAATGCAAGCAGCGGTTTTGTATTGTGCAAGGGTAGGAGATGCGGCGGTTGCGCCTGCTGATAGAACTGTGGTTGTGCCGGATGTAACTGCGCTGATCGTAACTGCGCCAACGCCTTTATTTAATACTGTAATGACTGTGCCTACTGGAAAGGCAACTGATGCGTTTGTTGGTATCTTGAACGCTACGGCAGTTGCCTTATTCATAGGAACTAAGGTCTGATAAGCATCGTCTAGAACCGCTGTGTAGTCGGCTGTTGCGTCTGCATCAACTGTGAAGGCTACTAGCCCGTTATACATTGCAGCTGAGAGAACATCTCCGGTTACTGCTGGAAATCCTGTTGCCATATCTTACTCCTTAGTATGTCATTACTGACGTGCCGATTATACCGTATAATGCGCTTCCAATTTGGAAACTGTCTATGATTGGCTCACTAGTTACAAAGGTTGTATTCCAAGTGCCAGGAGTGATGTCGTGTGTTACTCCCATACATTGCAACGTTTTGTCTATAACTGTGCCATCTTGACCCACGTTTTTAACACGAATGGTGTCAAAGAAATCTAAGGAAAGTGCTGCTGTAATGCCAGCCGAATAACTATCGGTATTCAGATCAAGAGTAAGTGAGTCCACGCGCAGAGTTGTTTCAGCTCTTGTCGCGGTATAGGCAAGGGCAATATCTAAAGCCTGAGCATCTGTTTGGACTAGCAAGTCTGTGGCTGTGTAAGAGTGTGGGAAATACTTAATCTGGCTGGCCGTGTTGCTTGCGGTCTGCGCTGTGCCACCAGCGCGTGTAATGCTAGTGGTGTTGATGATTAGTTTGTCATCAAGGGCAGTAACTATGTTGCGGTAGCCAATACCTGTGCCGTCATTGGAAAAGAATGTGGCGTCTACTCCAGACTTCTGTTCTATTGCCAGACGGCTTAAGAACTCAGCGTTGCCCGATGGTGCAATAAAGAACGCACCTTGCTCTGAAAACTCCATGTTTTGAATTGCTTGTAGCGATGTGCGGGAAGTGCCGGGATCAGCCTGAACTGTGGTTGCACCTGCGGCAATAGTGCGCATAGATGATGGAAAACCGATTGTGTCAAGGATGGCTGTAATTCTTGTGCCTGTGGTCTGGCCAGCTGTGCCGCCTGTAACTGCCGTTATGTTAGACATATTGAACAGACGGAAAGCATCTGAAAGGTCAATATCTACAAAACCGATGTTTTGTTCTTTATCCCATGTGTAGTTGTAGGCAACTGTGTAACCTGAGAATAGAAAGTAACCATCTGCGGATATACGCACCTTACGCAATGGAACTAACTTGCCGTAATAAGGAGATGCAACATTAGTTGGATTCCAATCGCCGTTCTGATCTATAATTCTTACTGTGGCTGTGCCAGTCTGAAACTGTTCTTGCAATAGGTTGTAGCCACGTCTAATTGTAACTTTGCTAACTTGGTTTGAAATGTCCACAGTATCAGCGGCGGCATCGGCTAAAGTATTTGTGCCTAAAATACCTTGCCCAATAATAAATGGGTAGCCAAATGTTGCACCAGATGTAAAGTCAAATACAACAACTAATGTAGGTGTGGCCACTATAAACCAAGCCCACCAGCAAAACTCTGGATAGTGCTGTAATTGTTCTTGTTACCATTGGCTGAGTTATTGACTGACGCTACGCCTATGCCGTATTGCGCAGCTGATGGATCGATAGATACGACGATGTTCATTGCGCCAGTAGCAGGATTGCGTCTAGTAAAATCGTCAACGTAACTTGGCATAGTGGGAATAGCCGTTGGATAAATAGAAGGCAAGAAAGGCTGACCAAATCCAGTAGTGCCATAAAAAGACTTAAGTCCTAAAGGATTGTTCGGGTCAGTTCCTAATGGTGGTATTACTGGTGGTGTTACTGATGGTATCAATGGCTTTGGAATTGGAACTTTAGGTGCGCCAAGCAATTCAAGTTCTTTTCTTATTTGTTGCAAAGCCGCCAAAGCTGCTTGAAGTGCATCTGTGAAACCACCAAGAGGATTGCTTGAGGATAACTTCATTGCTGCTATTTGAGATGATAAAAGTTGTTGCGCTAAGTTGCCAGCTTGTTCTGTGTTGCCAAGAAGGATTGCTTGTTGCAGTTTAAGTCTTAGTGTTTCATCGGCAGTTACCTTGCCCATAAGCGCAGCTGTGTTTTGGATTAAATCCATGTTTAATACGGCTGAGGATTTGTCAAGAATGGCTTTAGCCTTTGTCAAAGCGGTCTGGTCTTTGAGTGCTTTAACTTGTTTCTGCGCTAGGGATGCTAGTTCCTTTTGACGTTTAGCCGCTTCTGCATCTGCCTTCTTGCGTGCCATGACAATCCTTGTGCCAGCGGCAGACATATCTGGCATATTGCCTGTGCGTGGATCAAAAGGTGCTGATGGTTGTCTGTTTTGTAAGAAATTACCAACTGTTAATTTGTCTGTCAGCTTGACAAGTTTAGTAAACCAGCCTGTCATAGTGCCAAGTCCAGCAACAATATCTGCTACCGCTTGTGCCATTTTTTCTATGTTTGTTGTGGCTTTGTCAATACTGCCACCGCCAAAGGCCGCTGAGATTGCATCAACTAACCCTCTACCAATAATCTCTTTTGCATTGTTTGAAGCAATAGCCAAAGCATCCATTTTGCCAGCGTATGTTTCAGCTGCTAAGGAAGCCTGTCCGGTAAAGGTTGAATTTAATTTGTCCTGAATTTCTTGAAAGGACATAGTGGCAAGTTCAGCCTGAGTAAGTCCTAAGTTGTATTTTCTAAGTCCTC